TGAAGTTAAAACCCATGAACTCATTAATCTCACCCTGTACAAGTGCCTTAACAGTGTTAAAGTCACTTGATGTTACACTGGTGTCAGCAAGCAGAGATTGAATCTGGCTTGGGCCTACAACAATGTAACGTGGAATTGATGGGTCAACATCACCAGCGTCAAGCAATCTCTTTGCTTCACGTAGCTTTGTTAAGTTCATGTTTGTGTTAGCACCACCAACACTTACAGCAACATCTTGGTTTGTGTCGAAAACTGTGCTTGTTGAGCCAGTTTCGCCAGTAGATGCAGCAGCGTCAAATGCTGTGATGATAACATCGTCCATCGCACGTCCCATAGCAGCGGCAGCCGCACGAGCGTATGATGAAGTTGGGTCTATTAACATGCGAACTTTGTCTTGGTCATCAATTAGGTCAGCATATTCATAGTCGGCTAGTGATAGTCTACGTCTCGCATGAGGCGTATCCATTTGTGGTGTGTCGGCATGGCGGCTAGTACGCAACTGCGCAGTAGCAACTCCTACCTGGTCGATGAAAGCATTTTTTCCAACAACATTCTCAATACGTACCGCATCACGCAGACGGCTTCCCATCTGTTGCGCAAGCATCTGCACGTTTGCAGAATACTGTTGTACAAATGCTGTAGTTACTTGTGTAGACATTTTAAAGCTCCTTTATTGTCACACTATTGCATTTATACACTTTGCGATGTGCTACCCTTACGGACACGTCTAGGCTTTTGAGCTGCCGTTGAGCTATCGTCTTTCCGATTGTCTTCAGGACGGCAAGAGCATAACTTACCGCTACCCCGACAAACCCAATCCCAAACCTTATCGGCTATTGGAATCGGGTTTAAAATGTCGCGCTGGGTGCAGTTATCTACAACCATGCGCATAACCTCTATTCTGGCGTTCAGGATTGTTTCATCATCCATGAATCATGCCATATAATTCTTGCACTCTTTCAATCTGTTGTCTGTGCGATATGCTGTTTTTATCCCAATAAGGGTCTTTTGGATTAGCCATAATCGCATTAACTTCAGATTGTGCCTCTGCTGGTGTCATAACACTACCAGAAGTTGTATTTGAAATCGTGTCTTCGCTTGTTACACTTTGCCTGAAATCGGCAATATTTGCAAATGCTTTGATAAACTCAGGATGGTTGCCGAGCTTAGTACCATCTGATAACTGCCATTCTAACATCTCAGGATTGCCATACTCTTTTATGACTTGACCAGCGCTAGTAATCTTTTGCTCGTAAGCCTGACCCCATTCTTTTTTTAGGTCATTCTCTACTTGCTCACGCTGATACTCTATGTTTTGCACAGCCTGTTCTTGTGTACTTGTCGCTAAACCCTTGTAGTATTCTAATATGCCACTAGCTTGCTGTGGTGTTAGATTAAGTTTATGCGCGACATCTTTGTACGAATTAGCTGCTTCTTCTGTAATTATATTGCCATCAACCGCAACTTCATAAGCATCTGGCGTTTCTGGCTTGCCAAGATAGTTATATATTTCTGTTAGTTGCTCTTCGGATGGGTTCTTAGGAGCAGCAAGTTTATCTGCACCTATAAGTTGTTGTGCGTTAATATATGACTTAGCCAGATTACCTACATCTTTAATAGGCGATAGACTTGGATGGTCACGTAAATCTTCTGGAATCATATTATAAAAATCGTTACCAGAACCGCCTTGCGCTACTTCTGCTGGTGTTTCCAACACAGTACCTTGGGGCTGGTCTACCTGTTCGACAGTTTCTTCAGACATTATGTCTCCTTAATTATCATTTGATGGATGTGTAGTATTGTGGCACGTTTGCCTTCTTCAAATGTAGTGGCATGAGCATCGCCAGCTACATAGCTTGTCCAGTGGTAGTTACACCGCTTTTCAAGGTCTTCTAACACCTTCTTTCCAGACTCGCTGGTGAATACGTCGGTGTACATTTGTTTGAGTTTTTCTTGCTCTTTAATAGGGTCAACCATTATTTTTGAACCATCCTAACTGCTTGTGCTGCTTGAGCTGTATCTGCTACATCTTGCGATAAAGCCTCACGCTCTGCCATTTGCTGTTGCATTTCTTGTCTTTGTTGTCTTACCTGATTAACTTCACGTTGTGACTTTAACGTAGTCTTAGGAACGCCAAGTGCATCAGTTATGTGCCTTACCAAACCATCAGGGTCGATATGGTCTCCAACAGGTAGTGCTTGTGATAATGGCATCAATACTTCTAACGCCTTTAATGTATTATTAAGACTGCTAGACTTTTGCGCTCTTGCTAGTGGCGATACATATTCTATATCCACATCCTGGCCCTGTAGTATTTCTGGTGGTGGCGCAAACATATTTTCTCTTAGCATTAATGCAAATACGCGGTCTATAAGTGGACGCAACATCTCATTCATTAACCTTCCAAGAACAGGGCCAATCACCCTCATGCGCTCTTCCTGCCTTTGAATAACCTCTGTTGCTGTCATATTAGGTGAGCCGCCAACAAGCAGTTGGTCTACATAAAAGGCAGAACGTATAGCCTGTCTTCTTTGGTCTTCCATAGAAAGGCCAATAGGTATATTAGCGCCAGTATTTAGCGGTGTAATTGTGTCTCTTGAGCCAGCTCTATAGAAGTTTAGACCACCAGGCTGAGTTCTAATAGGCAGTAAGAAACCATCATCAGGCACTAGCAAAGGTGGGTCAATCATCTTTTGTGCTGCTTGAATGATTGTCTTAGACATTAGATTAAGCATCTTAACATCTGGTAGTGCAACCATTGCAGGGGAACGGCCCATAACCTCACCAGTTGCTTTTAGGAAGCGTGGCACAACGTATGGTAGTTCCTCGAATCCACCCTCTGACATAACCATTTTAGTCTGCATACAAATATGTACAGACATATACGGCATATTCTTGCTGTCTCTTTTACGTATGTCACGCTCGACTCTTGGCGTTACACAATGTAAAAGCTCAACTTGCTCATCAGGTGTCTTTTCATAAACCTTCTTAATATGGTCGCTAACACCATCAATGCCAAACCTCTGTACAGCCGCTACTGCTGAGATGTGGTATTTTCTAAAAACGGTATCAACTATTCCATACTGGTCTTCTTGCACATAAAACTCAGAGATGTGTCTTGTGCTACAACGCAGTTGTCCTTTGTCCATCTCAACAAACATACAGCCAGTGCCGAAGACAACTAAGTCTACATACATCTCATGAACTTCAGTTTCAAAGTTAGACTGGTTAAAAGCTCTCATCATACGCATACTGGTGTCTTGCAACCATTCACGCACTTCATCATCACGGTTTAGCTCGGTGTCTTTAACATCTAAGTGAAACCAAGGAGATGCTCCACTTGTCAGCATACCATGCAAAGAGGCTGATAAGAGGTCTACAGCTTGTAGTGCTGTGCCATCGAATATCTGCTCCATGCGTTTTTCACCGCGAGAACGCTTCTTAACAATATCTGCTTTTCTAGGAAGCATGTAATCGCCAAGCTCTTGATAATGCGTGTCCCAGTTATCACGTTGCGTTTGAATACTCTCAAAACGCTTTACGAGACTTTTAACGTAGTCTTCCATACTTTACCCCATTAAGGTGGGCTGTTGGCCGCCAGTAGGCGCACCGCCCTCTAACGCTCCAGCAACAATAGTAGAACCTCTTCCTCTACGCATTTTTCTCTGCTGAAGCATTGCTTCTTCAGATAATGCTGCTGCTCTTGCCTCATCAACAGGAGGGGGAGGAGGTGGTGGCGGTGGTGGTGGCGGTGGTGCTTTAGGTGTTAAAAAACTCATTTACTTGCTCCTTATAATGTAAATGGATTGTAATCATTCACCGCAACTTGTTGCGGAGGCTTCGTATAATTTGTTCTATTCTCCAGCCCAGTAGCGAGATACCGAAACGCATCTGCCGCATGTGATGTAAAATCATGCCTTGGGTGGTCTCTAAAAGTTTTCTTACGTTCATCATACTCCTGCCTGTACTGCCTCAACATATCCAGACCTTCAGTACACCTGTCTCTATCAAAGTAGCACT